GCCTACGGTCGCGGCGACCGCGCCGGCCGCAGCCGCCGAACCGCCCGCCAGCCCCGCGACCGCCTTGAGCCCGCGCTGGCCCATCCGGTCCATGCTGTCGCCGACCTTGTCAAAGGTCTTGCTGGCCTTGTCAATGCCCAAAACCGTGAAGATCAAGTCTTTGGCAGCCATCGGGCGTCACCTCCTCGGCCGTGACCGCTGCTGCTGGTCTTGGGCGCGCCGCCGGTGCTCATCGATCAGCGCGCAGCACAGCCACCAGTCCCGGAGCCGCAGCTGCCGTATGTCGGTGGGCAGCCAGTGCCACAGGTGCACCATCCAGGGCAGGTACCGGGTCAGCTCGTCTGAGATCGAGACGTCCTGGCCGGCGGTTTCGGCTGGTCCGTCTCCTCGGTAGGGTCCGGCGACGCCTCACCCTCACTGTCCTGAGTGGATTGATCGCGGCGAATCTCCGCCCGAAACTCCCTCCAGCGGAAGTTCATCGCGGGACCGGCGAACTCGACGGCCTCGCCGGCGTGCCGCCGCGCCAGCCAGAAAAACGTTTTCACCGCCAGGGCCTCGCCGCGGTCGTGCGCCGCGCACAGCCACGTCCAGCCGCGCCCGGTCAGCCGCTCCACCTCGATGGACTCGTCGACCGTCACGTCCAGCAGGTTCAGCGAGTACCGGCTCTCGCCGAGCCGGTAGTCGTACGTCAGCTCACGCACCGATTGCTCCTACTCTGCAAGCTTTTTCACGATGTCGTCCACAACGGACACTGCTGCGCGGCGCACCTGCGGGCCGCCGCGCAGCATGGGCTTGTCGAACCAGCCCTCCGGCGTGACCTTCTGCTCCACCCACCGGTCGCGGTTGCCCATGACCGGGTGGCGCCAGGCGCCCTTATTCATCAGCCGCGGCAGCTTCCGCTGATCGGGCGGCAGCATCGAGCGGTTGGTGCGGATGCGCACCGACGCCGACCGCGCCCCGGTGGACACCTGGGTGCGCACCGCCCGTGCGATCGTGGCCCGCAGTCCACGCCGCCGGAACGCACGGTCCTGGACACGGTCTGTGGCCCGGCGGGACCGGCTGACGTCGTACGCGCGCCGCGCCTGCCCGCCGCCACCGCGGACGGCCCGCGACGCCAGCGACTGCACCGACCGCTGTGCGTCCTGCACGACCGGCCGGGCGGCGGTGCGCATCTCGCGCGCCATCTCCCGCACCAGGTCCCCGCGGCCGGCCGCCTTCAGCTTGGCCGCGGTCGCCCGGAACTCGGCGGTACCGCGGATCTCGACCCGGGCCGGCATGGCGCCGGCCTACGGGGTGGTGTCGGTGGTCTGGTACTCCACCCGCACGCTCTGCGTGCCGGTGTCGGTGACCACGATGGGCAGGGACTGCATCACGATCTCGGGGCCGCCGACTGCGGGCGTCGCACCGTCGAACCTCGTGTTCGCGGTCAGCACCAGCTCGTGACGCAGCGTCCCGCTGATGACCGGGCCCTGGAACGTCAGCACCAGCTCGGCCTCCTCACCGTTGGTGAATCGGTTGTAGGCCGTCAGGTCCTTGAACTCACCTTCGAGGGTGCCGGTGATCTCGCGCAGTCCCTGCTCCACCGGTACGTCGCGGAGACCGCCGCCGCCGATGCAGTACCGGTCCTCCGCGAGTGCGTTGGAGCCCGCGATGCTCACTGACCGGACGCACGTCTCGGTGCCGCCGAGCGACAGGGAACCGGTGACGAACGTGAGCGGGACCGAGCCGGCCGGGTAAGCGGCGGTCGCCAGAGCGGTCGCGGTGGTCTCGTCGCGGCCGAGCAGCGACACCTGCAAGGTGAGGAACTCGCCGACGCTGCACTCCAGCGTCCATGAGCTGACGCGGCAGCCGGAGTACGTGAACGGGCGCACCACACCGCCGGTGTCCGGCCGTCCGATCTGGACGGTCAGTCCGGGCGGCAGGTCACCTGGCGTGAAGACGTGCCGCCACACGGTTGGCGCGTTCGTCGCGTCCGGCTGCGTCGAGGTGACGGAGCCGAGCGCGTGCTTGAGCCAGAGCCCGTAGCCCTCGGTGCCGACCTCCATCGTGATGTCGCCGGACACCGACCGCTGGCCCGGTGCCCACCGGTCCGACCGCAGCACGCGGGCACCAGCGCGCAGCGCCGTGCTCGCCAGCCGCTCGATGCTCAGGGAGACGCTCTCCTGGCGGAACTCGTAGAACCGCGACGGGGTGACGGCGGTGCCGTACGTGGTCTCCTCGCCGACGCCGAGCTGCGCGCTCAACCCGCTGGGGATCGCCATCAGCTCGCCTCCTTCCTGCTGTCCTTGGCCGCCGGCTTGACCGCTGCCCAGTCGGGTTGGTCGAGCAGCGGCGCGGCCAGGTCGTCCGGGACCTCGATGGGTCGGTCCCGCTCGGCGGTCAGGCCGAGCGCGGGCACGGTCACGGCCCGGTGCGGGCCGGTGTAGCTGATACGCATGGTGTCCTCTCTGGACGGTCAGAGGCGGGCGCGGCACACGACGCCGAACGTGACCCTGGCCAACGCCCCGGTGTTGGTCTGCATCTGCGAGAGCGTGATGTCACCGCCGACCCCGGACCACAGCACCGCGCCGCCGAGCTGCGTGTCCCCGCCCGGCTCGTTCGGGCGCACCAGGCGTTCGACCGCGCCGACGATGCCGAACGCACGGCCGCGCTCGCGCTTCATGTCGACGTTTCCGCTCCGGCTGGCGGCGCAGCAGTAGATGGTGAACGTCTCGTCCTTGCCGGGGCGGCCGAGCGTGGCGTACTCCTGCGTGCCGGTCACCGAGTCCTCTCCGGCCGGGTCGTCGCCGATGAACAGCAGCAGCTCGTCCGACAGGTCGCTGACCGGTGGCCCGTCGTAGATCCGCACCCCGGCCAGGGGGCCGCCGGGCGCGGCAGCGCCGGTGCACAGCGTCAGCAGCCCATCGATGGCCGCGGGGATGCGCGAGGTCTGCATCTGCATCAGGCCACTCCCGGCGGCATCTGGTCGCCCTGCAGAAGCTCCAGGGCACGGTTCGGTACCGCGTAGCCGAGCCCGGGAATGGGCTCGCTCAGCGAGTAGTCGTCGGCGCCGCCGATGTTCGGCAGGCCGTCCGCGCCGTACCGGGCCCGCCACAGGTGCGCGAGGATGATCCTCGCCGCCGCCGTGATGTTCGCCGGCACGATGTGCCGGCCGGCCACGTAGGTCACCCGCAGCGGCCCGGTCAGGCGTGCACCGTCCCGGCGCCGGATCACACCCGCCGGTGAGGCGTCCAGGTCGGACAGTGCCGGGCTGGTGCCGCCGGCCAGGATCGCGGTCACCGAGGTCAGTGACAGCCTGTCTCTTATACACATAGAGACAGCATCAGCGTCCACCCGGACACGTCGTGGTCCTCGACCACCGTGCGGCGCACGACCGGGCCGACGATGGCCTCCACGCACCGCGTGGTGGCCTCCAACCACGCCCGGATGTTCTCGTCCTGGCTGGTGCCCGACACCCGCAGGTGGTCACGGGCATCGGCCAGGGACAGGATCAGCGGCACGTCGGCCGGGCGCACGTCGACCGCGTCGGTGTAGGCCGCGGCCGGCCCGGTCCACTGCCACCGCACCAGGTGCCGGCCGGCCTGCTCCGGCACGTAGTCCACTGTGTAGACCCCGACCGGGTCGGCGGCCGGCACCGGCGGCCGGGTGGTTGTGCCGTCCGGCAGGGTGATGGTGAGCGCCGCCGTCGCGGCGGTGACGAGCGCCCCGTCAGGGCCCCGGCACTCGCCGATCAGGCGCACGGTGTCACCGAGGTCGTAGGGCACCGCTCACCACCTCCGCTCCAGGGGCGTGGCCGGCCGGCTCCCGCACCGGGCCGGCCACGTGCTCACCTGGTCTCCGGCCGCCGGCCACGGCCGCCACGCCGCGACTGCACCGCGGCACGCTCCACACCGGACTGTCGGCCTGCCGCTCGACGCGGACGGCGCGCACGCCGTCCGCCCACCGGACCGCGTCCTCCTCGGACATCTCCACCTCGTCACCGGGCACCCGCGACCAGTCCAGGCCAGCCACGGGCACCAGGAACCGCACCAGCACCATCAGCTGCTCGCCTCCTTCCTGGATCATGCAGCGGGGTGGGCGTAGGCGCGGATGGCCGCCGGGTCGTCCGGGCGCCCGTCCATCCGCGCGAACGCGAGGAACCCCACCTGCAGGAAGTCCGCGTACCGTTCGGTGAGCCGCAGGGTCTGGACGTCCAGCACCTGGCGGATGATGTAGCCGGCCGCGATGTCGCCGAACACTAGCGACTTCGCACCCGCCGCGGGGACCGGCATCGAGTTGTCGATGGTGTACTGCCAGCCGTTGATGGTGGCCGGCATCCCGGGCGCGGGGACGGGCTGCCACAGCGGCCGGCCCTCGGAGTCCTTGAGCTTCCGCAGCATCTTCAGCGCCTGGTCGTGGAAAACATAGCGCGCGTTGAGCCGGTACGCGGGGTCCACCGAGTGCTCCAGATCCACCAGGTCGTCGTAGGTGATGGACGTGACCTGACCGGCCGCGCCGGTCACACCCACGGTGATGTTGGTGGTGATGCCCTCCGGTTGACCGGTGCCGGTGCCGGTTGCGAAGTGCTTCGCGGCGGCGCGGCCGATGCGCTCACCCAACTTGCGCGGCAGCCACACGTCCAGGTTGAACGCGCTGTCCTGCAGCAACTGCAGCGACACCCGCACCAGCTTGGACGTGTAGGTGTGCGCCGACAGCTTCCGCTGGCCGAGCGTCACGTCCTGCTCGGTCACCTGCGTGTTCTCGCCGAGGATGGCGCCCTCGTTGCCGGTGTCGTCGTTGGTCGGCCACGGCAGATCGTTGCCGGTCGTGGTGTTGATGACGTTGGCGACGTTCATTAGGCCGCCGTACGCCTTCATGGTCTCGCTCAGCACGGCCCGGAACCCTTCGGGGACCAGGTAGCCGCCGGCCGCCGGAGTGGCCACGCCCTGCGCGCGCACCTCGGAGAAGCCGCCGGCCAGCAGCTCGCGCTGCTCCGGCCGCAGCCCGTCCATCCCGCGCCGCATGTACTCGCCGAACGCGACGTCGTACCGCTTCGCCTGGTCCTCGTCGGCGCGGTCGTCGCCGCCCGCACCGGTGACGACGATCTGCGACCGGTCGACCTGCTCCAGGCTGGCCATGCGCTGCAGCCGCTCGATGTCGGCGGACACCTCGGTCAGCCTCTGCTCGGCGGCGTCCCAGTTGGTCCGCTCCTCAGCGGACAGGTCCCGGCCCTCGCCCTGTCTCTTATACAC